TTCTCCCTACAAATGACGAATGGACAGGTGAATACGGCGCAGGGACCGATGATGTCAAGATGGCAAACACAGCCTGCGCAACAACAGGTACAACAAACTGTAACGCCTCCGGCTCAGTCATCAGGTCTCTGGGCTCCTGACGGAGTAAGGACTCCTACACCGCCAAATCCTATTTCATCAGAACCTCCGTCAACTATGGCATCTATTTTGCCGGCAACCGCACAGGTGAGCCCTACAAACGCCTATACCTTCACAAACCAATCTATTATGTTGGATGCTAGTACCTTAGCACAGAAGATTCGTAGTGCCGAACTAATGATAAAGTGTAATAATATGTAACCCGGCTGGAGCATTTCTAATTTTGGATTACCTCGTTAGAGGGAATGAAGGTAGAATTACTCCTTATGGGATTCATCCTGATTTTATTGGCATTCATCTATGCGAATAAAAAGAATTATGAAGCATTTGATGGCAATGTGCCGGCAACCAATCAAACATCGGCGATTGCGCAGGATACATCCGCCTCTACAACAACAAATCCGCAAATTGCTCTAGCCCAGCCAAAAGATATTCAGGCATTAATGGAAGTCATCAAAAATTTTAAACTTTTGTATAATGCTCAAGACCCAATGACATTAAATCTAGACCCCCAGTCTTTAAAGCAGACGCAGTACTTTTCTATGCAATCGGATAATCTACTCAATCAGTTACAGGCGGGACTCGCCAATTCAGATGCGGTGTCTATGAGTTTTGACGATACTGTACAACTTCGTAAGGCGTACGAATGTTCTACGGATATTCTACGCGGCAAGTCGGAGATACTGCCTCCGCCAACACAGCAAGGTGCCGCACCCAGTGGCTTAACACTAGATATATTACAAAAACTTCAAGCACGAGTCCAGGCGGAAAGCCTACGTTTATCCAATCTTCGCTCTTCGGCGGCGACTATGGTAAACCGTATTGCGGATTTGGATAAACTTGCCGCCAACTTAGGTGATATTATTTCCAGTGTACAGCGTGGCGAGACAAAACTAAGCGACGTGAATATTTCACCAGACGATGCGAATAAATTCCTTTCGACGCTAGGAACCGGTCAAAATGCGCCGGTGCCGAATGTAACCGCGACACCACCAACGGGCGGCGCACCGAAGTCTATGACCATTGGACCAACAGGAATCCCTTTTGCGGGACAGATGCAAACTATTCTTGATTTAGCACGTAATATGAAGTGGGGACTTACAATTCAACTTGAGAGCGATCCGGCTACAAAACAAACACAGGATGTATTGGATAAGATTACTGCAATAGAAACGAGTATTAATAAGTATGTCATTAGCGAAACACCGATACCGCCAAATATCCTCGCCCTCTACCAGCAGCAGCTCGCCATTCTAAAAAATCTGACTGATAATACGACTCCTGATGCTACTACAATTGTTATGGGACCACCAAAGCCGATGCTCCAACAGAAGGGAAATGCCTCGCAGGCGTACATGCCTTCCCAGCAGGATTTGAATACGGTACAGGGAATGAATACAGTTGGACCAGCCGCAGGGTCGGCATCCGACGGTATCGGATCCGGCGACTACGCAATGACGGACGAAAATATTCAGCACCGTGCGTCGGCGGCGAGTTTTGACGATTCGCTCGTAGGCGGTCTAGATTATAAGACACGGGCACTGGAGATGTGCCGACAGATACAGGCGGCAGGCTTGGGCGATCCCGCCAATTTTGGATGTATCAAAAATCCTGATGAGGTGAGCGCCTCCTATTCATGGAAGGGCAACTACCAGATGGTCTGCTCTCGGTTAGGCGATACCTGGGGTAACTGGTATCCGCAGATGTTTGGTTGCCCGAAAGTGGACCCAACCGCAAAATTTATACGTCAAAGCTAATAGTTACGTCCTATTAAACCCCCATTCGTCTGCGCAGGTCGCTGTTCGGCGGCACGGGCGTTTTCAATATTACGGGGAACGTAGCCAATGAGCATAATACAGAGACCCGAAATGATTGCAACGAATGCTGTATTTGTATGCGTTACAATCTGTAGAATCATACTACAAATAGGACTGCCAATCAAGAAGAGCGAATTAACGAATCCAACGATGGAGAAATTCGCACATAGAGTGGCATATAGATTCGTGGAGATAATGTGAATTAAATATACAATAAAGAACGGTAGAGCATATTTAAGATAAGAATATACAAAGATTATGTACTCTTTTACCGTATTGTATATCGGCTCCACACTTGCCCACGCATTACGTAAACACTCCATGACTATTATATTATGTTAGATATTCAGGCAAACATCAATTTTTAGAGTCGCCCGGCATAAAAAACCATTATACTGAATAGAATGGCTTCAGGATTTAAGGTAACGCCTATGATTCTTTTGTTGGGCTTAGTGCTCATATTTATTGTGGGATATTTGATTGGACGTTCTCGCGGTAAGGTGGTAGAAAAGTTTGACGGTGGCAGCAGTTGTAATCGTTGCGGCAAGCCTCGTCCTTGCGGATGCCCCATATCCTCGCAGGCGACTTCGCCTTCGGCGATTGACCTAAGTCTACCGACACCTCCAGAATGGCCGAGCGAGGCGGCGATGAGTGGATTATGCGGTCGCTGCCATAAGCCTCGCCCTTGCGGCTGTGCGACAGGCGGTGCGGATGCGGGATCCAATTCGTCCCCTGATGGAATGCCGTATGCGTCACGTGAGCGTTGCCCACCTTGCCCATCTTGCCCCGCTCCTGATTTGTCAAAGTGGATTAAGAAGTCGGCGGTACCCCCTTGCCCACCCCTCCCAGATATGTCCAAATACATGCTCAAGACGGAGTGCCCGCCAATGCCCGATATGTCTAAATATGTACTCAAGTCGGCGGTACCAAAGTGCCCTCCTTGTATATCTACATGCTCCAAGCCTTGTAAGATTGGCGAGTGCCCACCTTGCCCGCGTGCGCGTTGCCCAGTGGTAAAGTGCCCTGAGCCAAAGTCGTGCCCGGCATGCCCTGCGGCACAGTGCGAGCCTTGCCCCGAGCCAAACATTCAATGTAAGGCGGCGTACCAGCCATCAAACCCTGTGCGCCCTATGTTAGCTAGTACATCTACCTTCGGTTTGTAATACTCCCGGCTAAATATAGGAATGCAAAAACATTCAACTGAATACCGTCAGTTTCTAGAAGAAACTATACTGACAGTATTTCTATGGGTGGGCATATGGGGTGTGATTTCGCACTTAATTGACCACTATTTTAAGCGATTCTTTTTTTCAGAATTATTGATTTATATCGCAATTACTATGATTTCATTCACACTTCTTGCGGCTCGTGGTTATGTTGCGAAGGAGGAGGAGGTCAAATAGGTGCGTTAAATTCAAGAAACCCAAATAGAAACATTATGTTAGCGTTCTTATTTGGGGTAGCGTCCTTATTCGCACCCGTAGTAGCACAGACGCCAGGTTACGATTGGAATGGGTTTACCGCCACAACATTGGGGTGCGGAACAGATAGCGGTGCGTTAAATGTTGGATTGAGTCAGTCATTAGTACCAGGCGCCACGGGTCTCAAAGTCAAACAGATTGCCTTTGCTATTTACGGCACTCAGGCAATGCCGGCAAATATACAACTGGATGGAAATCCGTCCACCGCCAGACTCTCTACCTCTGGCATTCAGTCATGTTGCGCGCCGAACTGTGATTTAGCGGTTCAAGTTGCCGCAGCGGGTCAGACCTGGTACAATTCGCCGTGCGGTGTCAACTCGTGTGGCGGTAGTTCATCGCAGAATCACTGGTATTATATGGATTTTTCGTCAACTTCGGTTGGTACGATAGAACAAACTGGTATTAGTCAAGCAACATTTTATGATGGTAGCGGTAACCAAATAGGCGCAGATATGGTGAATATAGCATCAAGAGGGTCTGCGTTCTTTGTATCATATACAGAGATTATTCCCTCGCCAACACCGACGCCTTCGGTGACGAAGAGTCCAGTATCACCGAGTTTAACTGCCTCAACGACTGTATCGGCTTCTATTAATCCAACAACTACTGTAAGTTCTACGGTGAGCCGAAGTACATCGGTGTCCACATCAATGACAGTGACCGATTCAAGGTCGGCATCTGTACAGGCGAGTACATCTCATACACCAAGTACATCGGTCTCTCCATCACGCCAGGCATCCAACTCGGTATCACCATCGGTACAAGCTTCAAATACCGTTACAACAAGCCGATCGCCATCTTATACACCAAGCCCCACCCCTTCACCGACACCAAATCTCAACTTCAACGTTATTACTATAGCAGGTAATGGTAATGTAGCACAAGCAGATGGTATTGGAACCGCCGCAAGTGTACCATTTCCTCAATATATGGCGTTTACACCAGATTACACCGGTGTGTATATTTCAGAGGCTAGTAATGCTGACCAGATTCGTCTGCTCAATCTGACAACATCTGTAGTTACAAGCATTGCTGGTATGTGGAATATTCAAGATACAGGAACGGGTGTGGGTACAAATGCGGCGATGAACTCCCCTGCGGGTCTCGCCCTTGACGGACCAAATAATATCCTCTACGCCGTTGAACGTGACGCGAATCTTGTTCGTAGTATTAATCTCACTAGCCTACAACTCCAATATATTGTAGGAGATCCAGAATCAGGACCTGGGTGCGCCGATGGTATTGGAACAAATGCGCTTTTTACACATCCTGAGGGTATGACGATTGACCAGCCGAACCAGTTCTTATACGTTGCGGATACAGGATGTAATGCGATTCGTGCTGTAAATATTAGTTCACAAACGGCTACAACGGTCGCGGGACAACTGGGTGTAACTGGTTGGCAGGAATCGTATGGTGTAGGACAGCCTGGAAAATTTTGGAGTCCTACTGGCATTCGTTATAATAATATGAATTTATATGTAACTGATACACATTGGAATAATATTCGTGTCATATACTTAGCATCGCCAGGTCTAATTAGTTCATCGCAGAATATTTTGGGCGGTAACGGACCACCCAATACTAGTATTGACGGAACAGGAACGGGCGTAACATTTAATAATCCAATGGATTTGGAATACGACTCACTCAACAATGTATTATATGTAAGTCAAGTGGGAACAAATCAAAATGTTATTCGTAAAATTACTCTAAATGCGATGTGGAATGCGAATGTAATAACTCTTATTGGTAATAATATTACTCAGAGTATTGATGGCGTTGGTACACAGGTGAGTTTCAACAATCCAATTGGTGTTGTATATAATCCAACGCCGAATTATCTCTATGTAGCAGACTCGGCGGGTAATAAGATTCGGCAAATTGCTTTAACAATTATCTTGCCTACACCATCGGTATCGGCTTCAAGCTCTACATCTCTCAGTTTATCATCCTTGGGTTCGGTGACCGCCTCTTCGTCTGCGACAGCCTCTTCATCCGCGTCTGGTTCGTTATCATTCTCATCTACTGTTACAATAACGGCAAGTTCATCGGTATCAGCAAGTGCAGCCGCCAGTTCATCCGTATCTACAAGTGCTACAGCTAGTTCGTCAGCGTCTATGACGATTACAACTAGTTTATCCGCATCGGCGAGCGCTGCCGTCAGTTCATCCGCATCGGCGAGCGCTGCCGTCAGTTCATCCGCATCGGCGAGCCCTGCCGTCAGTTCATCCGCATCGGCGAGCCCTGCCGCCAGTTCATCCGCATCGGCGAGCCCTGCCGTCAGTTCATCCGCATCGGCGAGCCCTGCCGCCAGTTCATCCGCATCGGCGAGCCCTGCCGTCAGTTCATCGGTATCAGCAAGTACCTCTATTAGTCAGACGATACCACCCTCATTCACTGTTACTCCCTCCGTTACCCAGACTCTACCCCCTCCGTGGTTTACAGGAATGACCGGCTGCTGTCATAATCCGATGACCAGCGGACAGGCGATAAGTTTTACTGTACCATCCTACTACTCATCCACCTCCATCAGCAGTATTGCCCTCCAGTATTGGCCAGGAGCCGCCGGCACCACTACATTTTCAATCGGTTTAATGGCGGCGGATGCGGCATATCAGCCAACGGGACCGGTGCTCGCCTCGGCACAAATCACCCTCACCAGCCCTGGAGCGTTTCCTGCCGTTCAGCAACAGGTTGTCACACTCACAAATTTGGGGCAACTTGTCGCACAACCGCTCACGGGTGGTACGTCCTATTCGCTCGTATTCTACGGAGCATCCAATACGAATGTCCAGTTTCTTGTTGGAAATTCAGGATCTTATGTATTTGGTGGCGGTTTGACACCAATCGCGGGCTCTCTCTATACAACATCCAGTGCGAATCCTCCTCTATCTGTTTATTGGTATACATCGTCCAATACAGCCTTTCTAGAGATATATACAGGACCGGTACAGTCTATGTCAACCTCACCGACTGCGTCGCCATCTGGAAGTATGACAGGAAGTTCTACGGAAATCGCATCGTCATCACAATCCAAGGCTCCTTCACCCTCGTTTTCGGCAAGTATAACGCAAGCACGGTCCATCTCAGTATCATCCTCTCTAAGTTCATCTATTACGAACTCACTAAGTGTATCTGCGTCTATACAAGCATCCTCCTCGGCATCTTCTGTAGAAAGTGTGACGGTGACTCCGTCACCCCTGCCGACGGTATGCGTTAGAATGGCACCTTCTGGTATTGTGGACAATGATAATCTTCCTCTTGTTACGGGCGGAATGACTGTTAATAATCTCATAAATACACCGCCGCCGATTGGCGCATTGCCTCCAGCGAGCTATTGGGACCCTGTTGCCGCTTCAGTATATCATGTAACATTGTCGTTTGTGAATCCAGCACCTATTTATTACTGTAATTGGTGGGGTGCGACAGACCCGAGCCATCCGCCAACTGGCATACAATTCTATACAGCACCGAGTGGTACACTACTGTATACAACGCCAAGTTTGACCACAACGCTTCCAAATACAATGTATACATCACCATTTATAAGTCAGCCAAATATATCCTCTGTCTATGTGGAAATCTACAAAAGTACTACGTGGCAAGTATATATGTACTATTTGGACTGTTATACGTGTATAATTGCCTCTATGACGCCATCCGTTACGGCGGCTGTAAGTGGAACGCCGTCATTTTCGGCAAGTGAAACACAAACACGGTCTACCTCGGCGTCATCAAGCCCCTCACCGTCGTTTTCAGGACAAGCGACGCAGACGCCGAGTTCCTCGGTCTCATTTAGCACAAGTATATCACAAACACAATCTGCCTCGGCATCAATAACCGCAACAATCTCTCCGTCGCCAGGTAAAACCGCAACGCCGACCTCATCTATTACAAATAGTGTAACAATTAGTCCAACTCTCTCCCTGTCTATATCAGTAGGAGGCTCTTTTTCGCCGTCCTCTATAAGTACTATGAGTCTCTCCGGCACACCCATTCCAAATTTATTCGCAAATGCGAGCGCATCCGCTTCATTCAATGCGACGGGTGCGGCTGCTGCTGCTGCAGCAGATAGCAGTTCCTTAGGTATAATTCTAGGTGCGGTCTCCTTGGGTCTAGTGGGACTGATGGGTGCGGTATTGGGAACGAATGCCCTACGCCGTAGTGGTGCCCTAAATTTTCTCTCTAAGGCGGGTGTCAAGGTTCCCACAAATGCGGATGGAACAGTTGATACTAAGGCGGTTGCAAATGAACTTCTTGAGGAAGCGGAGGCGAAGAGTCCAGCACTCGCAGCAGTAGGTAGTTTCTTTAATTCTGTAAAAGCCCAATCCGTAAGATTCAAAAACGCTGTGAATAGTCTACCTCTCCCTGATTCAGTGAAGAGTATTGTGAACGATCCTACAAAATTACTCCCTAAGGCGACTCAGGATAAGTTACATGCGATGGAAGAAGCGGTAGGAATACAAACAAACGGCGAGGCACCAGACGCACCTAGGGCAGTAGAGGATACACCAGATGCGCCGGTCGCATTAAAGGTCGCACCATCCACTCGGCGTATGGTATCAGCACCACCAACACCGGTTAGCACACTTGATTTAGGTGTAGTCGTCAGTAGGGTTCAGAAGTCTTTACCATCGGTACAAGAGACAGACGATGTATCTCTTGAAAATGAATTTATTGATAATACACCACAGCACGATAATTGTCCATCATGTGTGGCAAAGGCAAAGGCAAAGGCAAAGTCGCCGACATTACCTTCGGCACCGACAACCTCGCCCGTAGCATCTACTGCGCCAACAACTTCACCAACCGCCCCACCTGGTGTATCTCAACCATCTAAAAAACAACCTGAGCCTACAGCCTCTTTCACTCCTGAAGACCTTAAAAAGCATATGGATATGTTAAAACAGTATATGAGTACGCAGATGCCGACACCACAACCACAACCACAACCACAAAAGGCAAAGAGTCCACCACCACCACCGCAGGCGAAGAGCCCAATAACAACGCCTAAGGCACAACCACAGGCACAGGCACAACCACAGCCAAAGCCCCAACCAAAGGCAAAAATAGAAGTGAATGCGGCAGAGCTCGCCGAAATTAAGGCACTCCTCGCGTCTAAAAATAAGCAGCATAAAGTTCTCGGTTAATGACACGCCCAATAATCTGGACCGTAGGGGATAAAGAGTTCACCACCGGCAGGAATATCTACAAGCGAGTGGATAAACGCACGTCCTGCCTCCTCGTCCACAACGAATTGGCAATTACTAGTGAGGCGATTCCCCTTAGAATCGTAATAAGCGTCAGGTGTAGTATCCACCCAACGCTTTTTACGTCGTATACGTGTCCTTGCGATATAGGAGCAATCATTAATCATTGCCATATAACAGCGAGGGAACATCTGTGCGTCTATGAAGCAATCAGAACGAACCTCAAGGGCATACGAACTAGGACGCTTATATGAGATGACCTCGCCGACATATTCATCAATACAAGCACCGGCAGGGATATTTTCGCACGCAAAGACACCGATGCCTGCGTTAGGCACTTGGGACGGAGCCAGACGAAGTTGAAACGGAGAATTATAGTAGTAAGGTCCGCAGATATTTTCGCACATAAAAGTAAGAATGGATACCCGCTTTTGGGGACCAAGTGGATGGCGGTTGTTACACTTAGTTGCGTTTGCTGCTCCAACGCTAGAAAAACGCTATCTTCTTCAATTTTTTCAGACGCTACCATACGCCTTACCCTGTAAGTTCTGTCGTGCCTCACTTACCGAATATTATGGAAGCGACCCAATACCGACAGACCTGAAAGAGTTTCCTAAATGGCTCTATCGTATTCATAACCGAGTCAACGGTAAACTCCGTGAGCAGAAGTTAATTACTGGTAAGGATCCGTCGTGGAACGAAGTAAAACAGCGATACGATAAATGGATGCGACAGTCCTGTACTCAGCGGGCTATGATTGGTTGGGATTTTCTATATTCGGTTGCGTATACAACTCCCTGCCGCGATGTAACAAGTTTACCGATACCAGGCGCACCACCACAACCACCGACTCCCGAACTACGTAACCGTTGGAATACAATGACAATCGAAGAGCGACTACCGAAACTGAAATTATGGTGGGAAGCCCTTCCTCATATTCTCCCTTTCCCCGTATGGAGAAAGGCTTGGCAAACAGCGGTTCCGCATGTCCCCAAACTTGCTTGCGGTAGAAAGAAGGTGACAGAATGGCTCTATGATGCGGAAAAAGCGATGTGCCAAGAACTCAAAGAGAACGCCCCACACGATAGTTTTGACGGACTCTGTACCGAGTTGAATGCGTTTGCGAGCGGATGCGGCAAAATCAAGACCACGAAAGTGAAAACGTGCCGCGCAAAAAAAACGCTCAAGCGCAAATCGTTGGACCGTAATCGCACTCGTAAGTATTTCGCAACCGGTGGATTCTTATAGTCCTTTCTTTACAACCCGTCCACGATGCGCCCAGCAGTGCATAGTACTATGAATCGTCACCGCTTTACCACATTCCTTACCGTTCATATGTTTATAAGTACACTTATATACATACGTACAATCCGCACGTTTCTTCTTGTTTGACATCCAGGCAGCGGACGCATCATCAAAGAACTTAGCGTCAAATTCACTATTACCGGCAGACATTTAACGAATTATATAATTAACCGTACGCAATTCAATTTTCAACCGCTAATTCGCTCAAGCGTTTCATAATGCTGTCAGGATAAACTATCCCCGGAAATTTTGCGACGAGCACCGCACAGGGAATATACCGCCGTCGGTCATCCTCTGATACACCCTGCGCTAACCATCGTGCCTCTAATGTCATAGCACGACTCCAATCATCGGTAGACCACGTTTGGTCCCCATCGGGCTTCAAAAGATACTGCGTCAGGGCACCACGTGAAAGCATTTTCTACTCCTTATGTAAAGAATGGCAACCCTCTTTAAACTTCCATCCTCCGTTACCTCGTACTTACCTTTCCTCTTAGTAGCAGTTGGATTGGTTCTCATTTATTTATGGGCACGCAGCAAGCCAAGCCGCGAGGGTTTCCAGGACGCCGTAGAGGGTGCCCCAGAAAATCCTTGGAAGTTCAATATGTACTACGTGGATTGGTGCCCGCACTGCCATCACGCCAAGCCCGAGTTTGAGAGCCTCGGATCTACCATGACCATCGGCGATAAGACGGTTGTGTGTAATGCGATTGAGGCGGAGAAGAACCCCGAGGCGGTTCAGGGTTTGAAGATTTCGGGTTACCCAACGTTTGTTCTGTATGATGCGGAGGGCAACGTGGTGAAGGATTACAGCGGTCCTCGTAAGACGGCGAGCTTCCGCTCTTTCCTGGAGGACACTGTAAATATGAATGCGGAGCGCATGTCCTAGTCTCGGTTTCACCGAGACTAGGCAACCCCCCTCCCGCTTTTAGCGGGAGGGACGTCAAAGTAGACAACCATTCCTTGGCGGCAGTAGAACCGATAGATTCTAACATTTCAAAATCTGCGGGCTGAAGACGCATAAACCAAGCAGGAAACGGTAAATTAGGAAACCAGATAATATTTTTAGGATAGTTCTCCTTCAGATATTTTCTCTTTTTGGGTCCTTCAAAATGGATCATAGAAAATACATATTCGGACAGTGTGGTGGGCGTTTTTACGGAGCCGTGCTCAAAGGTGAAACCGAGCGATTCGTAACGGTCCGCATTAGATGGTAATAAACCCCAGGGAAAATTCGCACCTACCGCACCATCTACCCATATATGCCCGCTCTCCTCATGAATATATGGACGAAAGAAGAGTGGTAGGCTCATACTTGCACGAATCGCGTCAACGACCGGTAAAGATGGATAGGTTTGGGCAGAGCAGAGAACAATCTCGTGGGTACTGAGATCGGAGATAACGATTGTAAGATTGGGTATATCGGACATTAAGTAAGCCGAGGCACCAGGGCGAATAAGTTCTATTATACGTGTAATTTCAGCAATCAAAGAATTGCCATTATCTAGTCCCCACGATTTATTGATATTCAATAGATTATTGACATCAATATCACGAAATTTTATATAATCGGTAGCATACATACATTTACGAACGTCGCCAACAGAGTCGGCAAGTGCGAGTAGGGTTGCTACAAATGCGCCGGCAGACGTACCCCAGTACTCTTCTACCCGTTCAAGCACTCCCGCCGCCTCTAAGACAATTAAAGCTTCTACAAAAACCAGGCATCGTGTACCACCACCGGTAAAGACTAGACGTTTAGGAAGCATCCTACCGCCGTCAGCGGAATCAAATTCAAAATAATTACGCATATAACTACAAGATGCCATCGGACTCATTGGTACCACCAATGCTCGTGCCGTCTTCCTTATATACGGAAGAGGCGAAGCGAGATACTACCAGAATTCGTATCTATAATATGGTTCTACAGCAGATTTACAATAAGGTAAAAGCCGTAGCACGTGTTCCCGGTAATGAGAAATCGTTATGGTATGTGGTGCCTGAGTTTATTCCAGGAACCCCGCGATTTGATATCGGTGACGCAATCCTTTATATTGTTTGGAATCTCAGGAATATAGGATATACCGTGGAATACACGCATCCGAATTTGCTATTTGTGAGTTGGCGATCGCACGACGAAACGTATCGTAAGCACGAAAGTCCGTTGAGTCAGGTGCTCAATGCGGTACGAGGTGTAGCGACAGCTTATAAGGTTCCGACGATAAAACCGACAATTCCTACGGCAAGTGCGCCGATGCCTGAGATTACAAAACGGAAAACGCCTATTAAAAAGACGGTTGAATTCAAACCGGAAACGGAAACAATTCAATCAATACCAACGATACAACCTATTACAAGGTCATTAGTGATGTCGGCAACGGGTGGAGCAGGTACAAATGTGCCACGGTTACCGGGGCAGTTGTCCGAACGACATGTATCGTTTGTATGATTGAGCACCACCAGCGGCGGCAATCATCATAGTTGCTTGTGTACCTTGCTTTACTAATATGTCCAAAATCAAGATTAAGAAGATACCACCGAGGACAAAGAGTAGTATTTCAAGCAGATTGGATTCAGATTTTGTGACTTCCATCTGCTCCAATTTATGGAACATGGAATCAAGTTTGCGCTGAAGTTCATCAAGGCGGTTTTCGGCAGCGACTTCGGCGCCCTTCAAATCCGCCTGTGTACGTTCGTCTTTGCCTATTTTTCGCCATAGGGTGGACTGACCGTCAATCCATGGGGACGGAATGAGAGGAGCCTCATTTTCACGGTGGGGCAAACGATTCTTAATCCAGTCGGGCACCGAGGTTTCATTGAAAGCGGTTGCCCAATCAGGACTCAGTTGATAGACATTTTTGTCCACAACATCCTGGGCGGGATGTGGGAAGTAATCGGCGGTTTCAAAAGCATTGAGCATTTCGGATTCGCTGCCGTTCTTTGTATTGCTGGTGGGCGCACCACCGAGTAATTCGCCAGGTGGCAGAAGACGGTGTGCGGGGCGATCGGGTTCAATCACTTGGGGCTCGGGTGGTGGCAAAGGAGCCCGACGCTTCTTACGACGTTTCTTGTCGGAATCTAAAGCAAATAATGATGGGGAACCGGTGGCGGACCCCTGATCTTCATTCCGGGACGCTGAGTCTGTAAATGAAGTAAAAGCTTCTTCTAATGAGCACATCCTGCTCTCCCTAACGTGGGATGTCTATTTATTTTATTGATTTCCGCTTGCGGAAATCTACAAAATGGGTTGACAAGAACACGTACCAATCGTGGGATGTCTATTTATTTTATTGATTTCCGCTTGCGGAAATCTACAAAATGGGTTGACAAGAACACGTACCAATCGTGGGATGTCTATTTATTTTATTGATTTCCGCTTGCGGTTAGCGTTTTTACCCAGACGAAAGTTCATATTCCAAGATAAGGATGCACGCAAGCCATTTAATATCAATAGGTCTCTTTACGGCGGCAGTCGTACTCACAATTTATGCGTGGATGGACCGAGTGCGCTATTCTAATCGCTACTATAAACCGACCGAGGGATTTCAAAATAACCCATTAGAAATTCCTACTCCCGATACTATACCGGTATCATTGCCCAAAAATCCGACAGACGCCGATGCGATTGCTGCCCATAAGACATTGCTGACGTATACAAGTCAAAATGTCGCAAAAGGAATACGATTTATGAAGGCAATTGGTAATACATTCTTCGTTCAACCAGTGACCCTAATGACCGACTTCAATCCGGCAACTTTAATGAATAACTATGTGAGCCCATTACAAGCAGTATGAATCCGCCCGCAGGTCCCGGTTTCCCCCCATCAGGTCCCATCTGGCATCCTCCAATTGCGAGTAAGTGGATTGCCGTCGTAGTCGTCGTGTTCCTAGGTGCTGTGGCGAACCGTATTCCCCACGCACTCCGCTTCTATATCATTCAACCAGTAGGATTCTTTCTAGTAGCCCTCGCCGCTATGGTATGTTACTGGATGGGATTCTACGCGGGAACCTTTGCGCTCTTCTTCTTCCTACTATCAATATGGTCGGCGGAAGCAAAGAGCCCCGAAGGTTTCCTAAACGCTTCAAATACTGTGGATTGGGTCACAAACTCGAAGAAGTGGTTTGTGGAGAAGGTGCTCAAGGAGCAACCGCTTGCCATTCAGGAAAAGGATGTAAGTACATTCCCCATTCAAGATTAAACCCGCCACTAAATAAGAAGATTCCCGGATGGATTACGGTACTATTGTAGCAATAGCACTTACCGTATTCCTATTGTACTTTTCACTTGATTTTGATAAGCATTATAGTTTCGGATTCCATAATGCCGCCTTACATCCGGCGGCACGATTCGCCGCCGGTTTAGCACTTGCATACGTCGCAGAAAGTCATCAGTTATTAGCGTCGGTACTACTAGTTATTATATTCTTTTGGATCGCCGACGTAAATCTACTATCATCCTATTCATTGTAAGAAGCACAGGATCCCCGATACATAAAAATGGCATACCACGATAAGGATGCCTAAACGTGCTAAGAAAGGTGCCGGTTGGTTAACTCCGGTGAGTCAGTGTTTGAATGGACAGCCTGGTCCTCATCCGCAGTCACCACCAGCCCTACCAACAACGTCTATAAATCCATATTTGCCACCACCAACTGCTCCGCCTACTATGGGCGGTAGTTGTTTGATTGGACAACCTGGTCCTCATCCGCAGCCGCCACCAGCCCTACCAACAACATCTGTAAATCCTTATTTGCCGCCACTAACCATGGGCGGTATGGCACCAGTAAATATTCCGTCTCAAATTCCATCATCGCCGCCACCACAACCTGTAAACATACCACCAACCTTATCGCCTCATCCGAGCCCAAATAATAATACAGGACAGCCTACAATTGGCGGAGTCTTAGACCCGCTCTCCCAAGCTATTCTCTTTATCAATACAAATCCTTATATAATTGGTTGTTTTATGTTATTGCTCAATTTAGGAGGTCGCTTCCTTTCGCTGGAGTTGACGAAAAAGCAGGAGGAGTTTTTATCGGCACCTTGGTTGCGACCTGGCATTTTCTTTACAGTCGTATTTATTGCGACTCGTAATCTTGCGGCGGCGTTCTGGGTTACGCTCCTCTTCTTTTCTGTTATATGGGTTGTTGCGAATGAGCATAGCCCCTATTGTTTGATTCCTTCTTGGTGTGGACATGATATTGAAAAGCAGCAAAAGACATACGAGGAAAACGTAAAAAAGTTTTTTACGCTAAAGAAAGCGGAACCCCCACCCCCACCACCCAAAGCCAAACTCCCTAAGGAATAACCACCTATTCAACAGCGTCAATAATATTGACCAAATTGAAGAATTATTTATACATTAAGCGTCAACTCGCTACCGGTGGGCTGTGTGGTCGTCGTCTTCTTAGAGCGACGGTTGAGTCCGGCACGACGCATTGTCTCTGTTGTGTAGGCGCTACCGATGGAGCCAGTCTCTTCGGCGTCACGACGTCCTCCCGCATTCAACTGCTCGAGAATGTCATCTACACCGGTGGGTCCACGCATTTCACGACGGACTGTCTGGGCTTGAGGAGGACCCGCCATCGGTATTGCGGGCATCGCCGCACCGAGACCTGGCATCATACCACCCATCATACCGCCCATCATACCCATAAAGCCGCCACTTTGTACGCCTTCGGGCTCAGCCGATGACTGCTCCTCCATCGGTGGGGCAGAGCGCATAGGTGGCATGGATGGCATAGACGGCATGGATTGCGATGGACCGCCGCCACCTCCGCCACGCCCTCCGCCACCACCAGGTTGTCCGAGCGACATAAAGTTCGCAAAGCCAGGTCCGACCGATTCACGTGCCGCCGCCTGTGCGAACTCACGTGCCAAATTGGGGTTGTTGCGGAGGATATCATCCATACCAGGCATACGAGACTTGAACATTGTATTGGTCACGTGGCACATACCAGCGGACAAACCGAGTGATAGAATCAAACGGACTTCAGGCGCAACCTTGCTCTTATCCTTGTACTTATCGTACAACTCTTCAAAGATTTCGTCATAGTCCTCAATGTTCTCATTTACCTGCTCGGACCAGCCGTCCAGATGGAGTCCGAGCGGGTCGTAGCGGCTGTTGAGGAACTCCATACCACTGGTGACCGTTGTGAGCATTGAGCGCTGGAAGCGAAGGGATGCCTCAAGACCCTTGGAATCCTTGCGGCGAGCAACTTCGGCATTAATCTCTTCTAGTGTATTGCTCATCGCCATCTTCGTACCACTAATACCCTTACGGTCCATGCGTTCCAAAATCGTTAAGCCCTCAGACTTCTTGACTGCCTCTTGTTCGGGGGTCAGGTATACGGAAGGTGTTGAAGCAACGGCAGACGTTTCCTTAGTATCACTTCCGCCGGCACCAAACCAACTACGAATACCACCAGTAGCAGGAGCCGCCGCCGCTGCATTGGCAGCAGCGTTTGTAGCAGCGGGACTACCGAGTCCAGGAATACTAGAGAACCAGGACTTGGCGGCAGGCGCAGGAGGAGCAGCAGCAGGAGCCGCAGGTGCCGAAACAGCAGGAATCGTTGTAGGGGTCATGGTAGGAGCGGAGCTGCCGAGACGGAAAGGCTCAGAGCCGCCGCCACCGCTCATGGGAGCGGAAGGGCTTGTATCACGCATAATGCGAATATTGTCACCACCACCGGATGGCTTCACATCAAATGTAACATTTGTATCATCAAGGCTTACAAATTCAATATCATCTACGGGCTTCAAGTCGGCTGCCGGAGACGCCGGACGACTCATAGAACCCGCAATCTTGCGCTGATTTCCGAGTAAATTTAGGTCAAAGTCGTTTTGGCTGACATCAAGCGAACGACCCAGGTCCTGGCTAGCCGAGATTTCGGGGAACGATCCACCATCGGAAATACGAATCGTAGGACCGCTCATAGTTTCCTTCTTTTACCTCCTTTGTCTTCGTTTTAGATTCCCAAACGCATATCCGAACCCTTAATATAGATCGACGATGCCCGCCAAATTTCGCAGTCTCAAAGATTTAAGAGCATTTTCAGTAATTCCTCTCCTAGTACACGGACAGGGCGTTGTTTTGTTTGAAAGTACTGATAACAAAACGCCTTGTATATTTTTTCTGAAAAATAAAGAAAAAACACACGGATTGGGTATTGAATTTATTGAACATAAAGTTCGTGTGTTTATTGTATCATCCTCGGAGCCGAAGGAACTGATTGATAAAGAGAATACTAGAGGATTAATCAATAAGAGTGGAGCCTATTATTGGTTCAGCCTTGATACTCATAATAAAACATTATATGGCGGTGTTGGTGAGCCCCGATTGGATACAGTTATTTATAAATATACCTTCAAGGAGGATGTACTCTCTTTTTTAGAAAGTTTAACTCTTGTTGAATTTGCTACTGATACAGTTAAGCCACTGAGACTTCTACGTGATCCGATAACATCCGATGTGCCACTCAGAGTCAAAGATACCGATGATTTGACGATGCGTGATATCGCCTCGGGCGCCTTCTTACCGAAGGCGAATTTGTCACCGATGGCACAAAAGTTGTACGATTGTATTGTGGGCAAGAATTTTCTCTTAAACGACCAAGAATTTCCTAATTTCTCCGATGCCATCAAACAGAGTATCAACAATCCTAACGGCTGGTGCTACAAGCGACTCGCAGAAAAGGCTACGGAATTTAGCAAAGAGCCCCGTCCCCTAGAAACCTACTTACGTATTACTATGGGACAGAACAGCGGCGAATCTCCTGGTGTACCGTATGTTATGGAGATTTGGCCGGTGGGACACTATTCACCGATTCACAGCCATTCCGCAGCGAACGCGGTCATTCGTGTTCTCCACAGTTCCATTCAGGTGGAATTGTTCCCCTTTCTCTGCGACCAAAAAGACTCGGTTGAGCCGTTTGCCACCGAAAATTTCATGAAGGATGAGGTGACGTGGATTAGCCCAACCCTCAATCAAACTCACCGACTCACGAATCTCGCAGCTAACACAGAGCCATGTATAACGATACAATGCTATATGTATAACGAGGATGATGATGCCCATTACGATTATTTTGATTACCTGGGCGACAACGGTGTAAAACACCAGTATATGCCGGATTCGGATATGGATTTTATCGCCTTCAAAGAGTTAATGAGAGAGGAGTGGCTCAGCTACGTCGGTACGCCATAAGAAACGCATCGGCTAAATCGGACTTCTTGGACCGACCGGCAAAGAACTCCCTCCAAACCCTCGCCCCCTCTCCCCCCTTCGCCAACAGCCCAGCCACATCGGCTTCGGCACCGTCCTTACGCGCCTTATATTCCCCAGACGCACCGCTGATATCGGTATAATCCACTCCTCGGGATTTGACACCGGCATGGACGAATTCAATTCCACCGGTCCAAGAATGCTCCGTTTCCAATCGATGCGCCAAAAGAGTATAGAGCATAATTTGAACCGATTTCATAGTAGGATTTTTCATCGCCGGCTGATTCTCCAGCCGAATGACAGCAGCACGACTCATTGTTAGAAGCACAGACGAAAGCCAGGTATTCATGGCACGCCGAATCGTATCTAGACCAACCGACATTGTCTTGACCGGTTTCCAGGGTACTAGGTACTCCTTTTCAGCCCATGCCACCAGGTCGCCCTTTTTCATCTTTTTGACATCGGCAACCCCACGTCCAGTCGCCAACGCTTTGAGTTCTTTGGCACCGAGGGCGCACGGTAAGCAAGGTAGCGATGGCTTCGCAACCGCAGCCTTCTTCACACGAACACCGGTCGCACATCCCTTACACCATTTCGTCCCATCGCCGACACAAATCCACTTTGCTCCAGAGCCACAGCCAGTACACGATTTGGCGGTTTGGGCGGTCTCGCCCCCTTCAAGTAAATCGATATTGTCCCAGGCGATTACGGACCATTCACCGGAAATACCGTGTTCAATGACACAATACGCCAGATTGCGAATACCCATGTCAAATCCGACATAGACGGGCATCGTAGATAGGGTCTCTATTTAGAGCAAGATTTAGACCTAATCGTAAGACAATGTCAACGAAGTATTTTATACTCGCCAAGCAACATACAGATGATACAGCAAACGATTCTAGGAATCAACTTATGTATCCAAATACCCAAACGGTCTATATTTTACCTGCCAACAATCTCTCATATTACGCAGACCATGGACTCTTTGAAAAAGCGTTGATTGATTGGTGTCGGCAGTTCTGTAAAAATACGTCTATATTAGATATTGGTGCGCATACCGGAACCTATTCTATTGCTCTTTCTATGTATACAAACAAGGTTCATAGTTTTGAGCCACAGAAGATGACGTATTACGCACTCTGCGGATCTATTGCCCTTTCCGATGCTAAAAATGTAACTGCCTATAATGTTGCTTTGGGAGCCCCAGACCAAGTGGGAACCCAAACACTTAATATTCGTAGTCAGGATGGCGGAGGGTCGTCTCTACAACCATTTACCGATCCGGTTCTCGCACAAGAGCAGGTAGAAGTACGAACGCTAGATTCATATAATTTCCAGAATATCGGATTTATTAAGATGGACGTAGAGGATAATGAACTTAATGTTCTCAAGGGTGCTGTCCAGACTATCAAACAAAACAATTATCCTACAATTCTGTTTGAGTCAAACCACGAAAATAAGGTGCTCTTTGAGTATATTCTAGATACACTCGGTTACGGGAATATTATACCAATCAAAGGAATGAGAAATATGTTTTTAACGGAGCCGCCAAAGCCCCAGCAAAAGCAAAAGCAACAGCAACAGCCCGTTAAATTAGACGATAAAAGTTATTACGAATCTCTAGGTATTCACCAATGGACATAACCTATAAACACCAATTACGTACGGATATTAATATATTAATACCCGTATGTTGTGAAGCCGCTAAAAAAGCGCATAAAATCGCAATAGAAGAAGCGAAAAAATATCCTGATAGATTTCAAGAAATATATGTAGTGATTTACAATCATGAATTCAATCGTTTATACTCAAATATTCTTAAACAGTTCGGATAAACTCCCATCCCATATCTTCGCAAATTTTCTGCCAAATCTTATCCTGCATATAGAGTTTTTCACGACTTTTGAGCAAAGGAAAGCACGGTAGATAATCGTCTAATTCCAGCAGTTCACAGAATTTATAAAGTACGAAAGAATACGATAAGAAGTTGGAGCGCTTCTTAGGACAATGTTTCACGAAACTAAATTGGATTTCCTTAAACATATACCGAAGTTTCTCTTCCACTTCTCGTGATAATACGGGGGCGGAAATACCGTTGAGGCGATTGAGAATATGCGCAACATGGTCGTAGCAGCGATTTAACTTTAACTTTTTAATTACATCCTTCAACTTGGAAGGTTTGAGTTTGCTCATGTCGGTAATACGTTCCTTACGGAGTTCCTGTTTGATTTGGTCCAGAATGGCAGGCGATATTTCGGTAGTTTCTTTTGCTTGGAATTGCGCCAGCCATTCGTTCAAGTGATTAATTTTCTTATAGGCGTAATACGACATTTCGCGCGGCGGGTCCTTGTAGGACGGCTTCTCAGAATCAACCAGAACATAGTCACGGTATCCACATTGAGGGCAGTCCAAAAAGGTTTCATTAAATAACATTTCGGATTCACAAACGGCACAGTTTCCAAAGTTTTCCGTAATTGACGAGGCGATACTATTTTCGTGCTGAATTGCGGTAGGATTGAGCGCGGTCAAGTACGATTCCAGTGCCTTATCACGCTTAAATCCAATGGTGTTTGTAATCGCCGATGCTTTTTGTACTTCAGGTATTAAATCGTTCGTCTTTGTGGATTTATCGTCAACTTCGGCGGTAAAATATGAATAGACGCTGTTTGCCGGCATCTTACCCTTTGCTACAACTTCGGCGGGTCGTTCGCCGCCCGCAATACGTTCTTGGGCGTCGCTATAGGAAAAGAGAATATCACCGACACGTAAGAAATAATCGGCTTCGGCGGTACCGTTCTCCAATTGTTGAATTGTCTTTTCCAGGGCAATGACTTCATCTTCTAATTTTTGTCTGGACGCCAGGATTAATACATCGTTAGCATTTGTTAAAGCACTTGGTTGTAAGAATTGCTGCTCAACGGCAGCGAGTTTCTCCTTTTTTGCCGCCAGTTCTAAACGCAACCTCGGAAGATTTGTCTTCTCCTCACGAATCTTTTGGATTTGTTGTGTATGGAAAGATTCTAGAGTTTTAGCGGGCTCTAGTGTCTTTGGTATTCTGGGAGCGGCAGGCTCCACCTCACCCATTGGTTTCAATAGGTTATCTAACGATAAGGGCTGAGACATGGTACCACTTATATTAAGAAAAGCAAAAATATGGGTTTAGACCGTAACGCTCTGCGGGCAGGAATTTCTGCCGAAATCTTCCCGGAGCCCGAAAATTTTTTTCTCGGGCTCAGGTATAAACAACAATGGGATCCGGTGGTCTAATGCAGCTCGTCGCCTACGGTGCGCAGGATATCTACCTCACAGGCAACCCCCAGATTACCTTCTTCAAGGTCGTCTACCGTCGCCACACAAACTTCGCCATGGAGTCCATTGAGCAGACGTTCAACGGCTCGGCGAACTTCGGCAAGAAGGTACAGTGCACAATCTCCCGTAACGGTGACTTGATCCACCGTGTATACCTCCAGTGCACACTCCCCCAGGTCCAGCTCCAGGCGTCTGACGGCTCAGGTGCCCAGTTCCGCTGGCTCAACTGGGTTGGCCACAACCTCATTAACAACGTCTACGTTGAAATCGGTGGTCAGCAGATTGACAAGCACTACGGTGACTGGCTCCAGATCTGGAACGAGCTCACCCAGCAGCCAGGTCTCCAGGCCGGCTACGCCGAGATGGTAGGCAACGTACCCCAGCTCACCAACCTCCTCGTACAGGGCGGTGAGGGCTGCGACAACTGGTGCGGCACTGGCGAGCCCCACGCCTCCCAGGAGGTCCGCAACTGCGCCCCTGAGTACACACTCTACATTCCCTTCCAGTTCTGGTTCAACCGCAACCCTGGCTTGGCTCTCCCTCTCATTGCTCTCCAGTACCACGAAGTCAAGATCTGGCTCGAGTTCAACCCCCTCCAGAACCTCGAGTGGGACTATGCCACATCCACGGTCGGCGGTGTCTCTGTCCAGAACACCTCTTACCCTATCCAGCAGCGCATTGCCGCCGCCGGTCTCGTCTCCGCCTCCCTCTACGTAGACTACATCTACCTCGATACCGATGAGCGCCGCCGCTTCGCCCAGGTCTCCCACGAGTACCTCATTGAGCAGCTCCAGTTCACGGGCGGCGAGTCGGTCACCTCATCTGCCAACAAGATCAAGATGAACTTCAACCACCCCACAAAGGAGCTTGTATGGGTTGTCCAGCGCGACTCGTTCGTCAGCTGCGACCCCACAGTCGTCAACCCTTGGAAGGGACAGCAGCCATTCAACTACTCCGACTGGTGGGATCGCTCGGTCCTCGAGTCCGGTTACTCCGTCACCCGCGTGGAGGGCATGGCTGGCTACAACCCTGTCGTCACCGCCAAGATCCAGCTCAACGGACACGACCGTTTCTCGGAGCGCGAGGGTCGCTACTTCAACTTGGTCCAGCCTTACCAGCACCACACCAACATCCCCGCGGTCGGCATCAACGTCTACTCGTTCGCCCTCAAGCCCGAAGAGCACCAGCCATCCGGCAGCTGCAACTTCTCGCGTATTGATAACGCCACACTCCTCCTCACCCTCTCCAACAACACGGTCAACACATATAACACAGCGCAGGTCCGCATCTACGCCGTCAACTACAACGTTCTCCGCATCATGTCCGGTATGGGTGGACTTGCTTACAGCAACTAAACGTACTGTATTTACAGTACAAAATTTTTTATTTTCTGTTTTTTTTGGAAAATACAGTAGGACAAAAAATTTGAATAAAACTAAATTTTCTAATGTCCGCATTTAATAAATGGAGACATGTAAAGCTATAGTCTTAGAGGGTTCCAGGAAGAGACTTTCATGCCATTTTCCACCATCCGATAACGGATACTGTGGTCGGCATCAGCGTAATTTTCGGCACGAACAACTACTGAAAGAAGGTAAGATTCCCTGCCGATTCTTCTTTCGTGGATGCGATGCCATTCTTATACTCAAGGGTTCTTGCCTAGATTGTAAGAAGAAGATATGTAAAAAGACTACGGAGTGTAGTCATGATGGATGTAAATTCAAAACTACAGGTGATAAGTATTGTAAGAAACACAGCAGAGATACATATCGTGATGAAGAGAAAGAGAAAGGTATCCGTTACTGTGATATAGATAGAGGATGTTTTACTGTATGTAAGGAAGGTTATACAACGTGCGATATATGTAGAGAAAAGTCTTATACAAAAGAAAAAAAAGTTCGCCAAGAGCGTGTTGAATTACATAATGCTTTAGAACATATATCTACAGCAACAAAGCAATTATGCGTAAACTGTGGAAAAGATTATGAACAATTCAAAACAAGATATAATAAGTCTAGTAAAATTTGTAAATCTTGTAATGAATATAATGCCGTACAAGATAGTAAGCGAAGTGGTAGAATTCGTAATTATAAAAATGAACATTTTAGAAATTTAGAAATATATTACAAAGATTACATAAGGAGTGCTAAGATTCGCAATTATACAATAGGACTTCAGTTTGATGATTTTAAACAACTTGTATTATCTCAATGTCATTATTGCCAATATTTTAAAGATGATGAAATAAATGGTATAGATCGTCTGGATAATCGCAAAGGATATGAAAAAGACAATTGTGTGCCTTGTTGTGAAACATGTAATATGATGAAATATGTATATCATCCGTTGTTCTTTATTGAACTTTGTAAGATTATTAGCGGGTTTAATATCCCACCGGCAGGCTTTTATAAAAAATGGAAGCAATATTATATAAATACTACATCAAATAGTTGGGCTAACTATAAGAAAAACTCTGAAGAAACTAGAAAACTTCCGTTTCATATTACAAAGGACGAATGGTATACAATTATTAAGAAACCGTGTTATCTTTGCGGATTTAGTAGTAAAAAAGGTATTGGGCTTGATAGAGTAGATAATACTAAACGTGAATATACTCTAGATAATGTGAAGCCGTGTTGCGGAGCATGTAACATCTTTAAGAAAGATTTTACACTAGCACAAGTCAAAGAGAAAGCACTCTTAGTATCATCTATTTGGACGGATACATCTTCTCTAAACACTATACCCGTATAAAAAACAACATATAAGATAGAGTATGGCGGCTTTTTACGCGCTTTCATCGTCCCGACCCAGTGCGAGTCGCTCAACTATTCCTCAAAAGCCGCAGATTACAATTGATATTGAAAATGCGTTAAATCGTATGATACATGCGATTGGCAATGGTGATATCGCCGCCTACCGGCAGATTGTAGATGTTGAGTTTCCAGTAAAACTTGCTCCACGTATGAAGAATGACTACCACGAAATATTAAAGGAATACGTTCACCCATATAATAGTGGAACATTCACGTATATGACTCCGCTTCAAGCGGCGGTCTTTAGCGGCAACCCTGAAATGGTGGAACTCGTCTTACAATTAGGTAATGATATGGAATACAAAAGCGATGATGTAATACATCCTATTATTGAAAATAAGACGGCTCGTGGCATGGCGGATGTATTTATTGCGAACTCCACGTCACCAGAACAGGCAGCACCATACAAAGCCATTAAGAAACTATTATTGCGGAATGGCGCGAAGCCTAAAATGGTCACAGGTATCACGGGCAAGCGATTCGCGTTTCCTGAAAATAAGGCAAACGTGAATGAGTACAAGCGTGTTGCGAATAGATTAAGCCGAAAGTCAAAAAAGACGCGCAAGAATAAGACCCGCCGATTGGCGTAAATCTACTCCATAGGTGGATAATCCCTCACCATTGATACCGGTTTCTCTACAATGCGCCCCTCAACGGCGGAAATCGCCGCATCTCGCTCCTCATTTGTTAGAAATAACAGGGAATCATGAGATCGTTTATGAGTATAATGAATATCAAGAGCTCGGTTGAATACATTAATATACATAATAGAACTAATAGGAATGATGCGTGAATATTTCCAAATTCCAAGCGAAGTACCGGTAATACGAAGTAGAGAGTTAGACATGCGAGTAATAGATGCCATTTTGTTGGTACGTTTTACGTAGTAACAAAAATAAGTTCAATTTTTACACCGTGTTTAATAAAATGCGATAGAGCCTGTAAATGTTCCAGTAGATTACAAATCGTCTACTTAATAAGGAAAAGATAAAAATTGACGAAAACTGTCCGCCTTTATACATTGTCACTTCCCCATTATGTCGACTCTACATCTTCTAGACTACTCTACCGCAAATGCTATCTATAATTTTACAGAATACTTTATTATGTTCTCAACGATGTCTCTATGTATGAATATTCTACGATTTTACTTCTACAACTTTGTATCAGATAATAAGAACGATAAGATTCGTGATCTCAAGGACCAAGTTGAGAATCTACATAATATTCTTGAAGAAGTTGTGAGGTTTCTAAATCGCAAACCTGAAACGTATGATGAAGAGAAGGCGGAGTTTGTGAATACGGATGAAGCGGAGAAGGACGTTGAACCTGAATCAGAGGAAGAGCAAAAGCCAACAAATGAAGCAAAGGAAGATTAATTCAATTGTATTCCTTGGGCTCTCATAATCGTATCAAAATGTGCTTCTTGTAACATTCTATCTGTATCAACGGGCGCATACACATCAACAGTACTGTCAAATTCCATCTCATTGGCAGGAGTGTTGTCTTTTACGACTTTTTTTGTTATAGTTGTAGCGATATGA